GTCCGGGGGGTGCCTAACTGTCACTCCTCTGAGGCCAAGTGAGCGCTCATAAGTCATGTTCTCATAGCTGGCAGGGTTCATATTTCCGACCTGTGCTACAACTATGTCAACCGAATCAGGCCCGCCGGGCAAAGTAAACGTCGTACCTGATATGGGCATCAACTGTACGGACGCTCCCTTCTGGTTGATCTGGAACATGAATTCCATACTCACTCGAGTGGTGTCATAAGTCGAAGACGGTGGAGAAGTAGCGAATCCCAAAGAATCGAGAGCATAAACCCTGAGTAAAGACCCATTAACCGGTTCAGGAACATCAAGGTTGTGTATCACTGCCGCTCCAGTGCCACGGAAGAAAATAGTTACGAGGTAGATACCCCTATCAAGAAGCGGGGGAAACACAATAGTGTCATACCCGGAACCAGTGGCGGCTATAGTCAAGTCAAGATTGCCTATAGGAGTAGTTTGCAACACTCCCAAGGGGTCTGTGCTCGAATAACTGCCATTACTGATCCTGGAAGACATAGCGTTTCCATATCCATGCACCTCAATTCTCGGGTACATGAGCCTGACGTGATAGGTGACCCACAACTCTCCAAGTAGAACGCCATCATCAGGGCATCCCTCCGTAGCTATTGTGAATCTACCCAAGTCAGTCCAACGCTCTTCTGTGGTTTCGCCGTATCGCAAATACATCTCGTCTATGGGGCGCTGGCTCGGATCGCACTCAACCAGATGCAGCTGAGGATCCGTGACTACCCCGGAGGTAGTGTACATATAACCTTCCATCTCACGTCTATTTACAAACACATCAGCGTCGGGATCATATTGAGTTGCCATGACGACGACCCCCTGAGCCTGAGTTGATGTCAGGTAACCAGCGGTTGACACGAACTCGAAAGCTAAGCCACGTATTTCATAGCGCTCATAATTCCTAGCGAGGACAGAGAGCCAAGGGAAAGTAGTAGCCAGACCTGGGTTGATGTCAAAGACTGTGGTAGAAAAGTCAACGCTCGAAAAGAGGTGTCCAACAAAATGCCTGTCCTTAACAGTGGTAGCCCCGTCGCCGAAAGAAATGTTCTCAGACATCAAAGAGTTCACGTGTATATCATAGTCTCCCATGCCAGTGATTTTGGCCAAGGCTTCGCCACCGAGTGAGCCTAAGGCTGGGTTGCCCAAGTAGGTACCCAACGCGGTACCTCCAGCACGCATCAGATTACCAGCTGCCTTCCGCCACGGGGCTGCTTTGTCTCTGCTCTTCTTGCGTGTGGTATTCATCTTCTTACCACCCCCCTTGGGCTTAGAGGCGGTAGTCTTCCCTCTGCTCTTCTTTGCGAGGAAACTGTTTCCCCTGCTCGCGTCGTTCCAAAAGATCATGTTAACGAACTGATGCAACGCAACACCCGTGTCAAGACTGAGGGACGAAATGGTACTGAAAACGGCGTGGTAGATGGGAGCAGATGGGTGCATACCCATAGCTCTCTCCTCCAAACCGTACTGCCACCCTGCCTGGAAGGCAGTTATTCCGTCACGTCGTGCATTCTGCAGCTTAAGTATCTCCTCTTCTTTGGACCATCGCATCAAGTCTTCAAACGTAAACGTAGGATCAGTGTTATCACAAGGTTTACCCACATCCACTTCGAAACCCTCCTTGAAAATGTCTCCAACAAGCTTGCAAGGCATGCTCGCAATGGTAACATTGCACTCGATCCACTCTTCGAGTGAGAAAATGGTTTCAATGGATATGTTGTAACGGTGGGAAAACCAGTGATATGTATCCATCGCTGGGTACATCACACTGCCTCCTTGGATACGACCGGCCCAGAGATGTCTATTGTCGGTTCTGGCCTTAATCTTTAAGTCCTCTGCACTGGAGCAAATTGCTCTCAGGAGAGACCCAAAGATAGGCATGTGGCCTGATGTACACAAAAGCCCCTTCGAAATACCATAAAGCAGTGCCTTATAGTTCTTCGGGTTGTGGCCGTTGTAGTTAATGCCGAACTTGGCCAGCTGCCGGAAAGGCATATTAGCCCACCGCCAGACACCGTCAACGGGTATAAACAGCCCTGAGCAAAAGGTTGCATCAAGGAGGGTTGAGCGCTGCTGTATTTCAAGCTTCATACCCAACTCTTGGTAAAGTGAGACTATAGCTCCAGGTTGCACCTTCTCATCAGTTGCGACGACGTTATCATCCCCCATGACCATCATGGAAAACGCGGGGTTGGGGTTGCCAGATAAATCTGATAAAACAAAGCTAGTGAGCAGGTAATTAATGAGTGAGTTTAAACATGAAGTCCACAGATCGCCTGAACGACGGCACCGTGACAGCCGTACTCTCAGAGCCTCATCTCCGCTGTAAGCGTACCCACTCACGTCTTTCCAGTAGCTCTGGTAATCAACGTAATTGGGCGGCTGCGAATCAACACAAGTCTCGAGGAAAGTCTTCTCAATATCCAAGAAGAAGCTTGCTAGAGAGCCATCCCAGTTCGAGACATCAGCTTCGAACAAATACGCATACCTTTCTAAGTTCTGTGCGAACTGCCCTACCTTATCAGGGGTTTCACCCGAGGTATACATATGTCCTAACTCTGCCAACTTCCCCTTAATGCTCTTCCCAAGCGCCTCAAACCACGCCCCTTCGTTCACAACAAACCATTGGTGTCGTGCCCAAATCATGCGTGGCTTGAACTTGCCTACATAGGCCTCCCTCTTAACGAACATCTTACATTTCTGATATACTTGGTCGAAAGGTACTCCATACCACTCGTCATACATGGAATCGCCCCGTTTGACTCCATACTTATCACGCAAGTATGCCTTGGTATCACGGGGCTGGACAACAAGGTCCCAGTCGTGGAAAACTCCCTCGACATGGTTCAAGAACCGCTGCACGGTCTTCTGCACCGTGGGTTTGCTCGCTCCCATGCGTATGAGCACAGCGGCTTTAAGATTTTGCATCTTAGACGAAGGGATAAAAATTGGACTCCCTTCAATCCATGTGCCAAAAGTATCAATCCTGGCTGTGTCTTCAATCTCATCATCAACAGAATCAAGAGAGATAATGCCTTCCTCACAATTCACCAGAGCATCCTCGTAGAGCTCACCCTCATTGCAGACCTTCATTTCATGGCTGCGCTTCGAAAGGAACCTAACGGGTTTAGGTTGTGGTGGCATTAACTTCACCATGTGCCGGGACACATTATAGCTGAAGCCATAGTCATAATACTCTAGCAATTTGCTGGCGGCGTGGGGTAAACCCACTACTGTCAAGAGGAGCAGTGAATATCCTGCTGTCTTGAAAACCACCCTCATCATGGCTCGACATCTAAGAGCCCGGAAAGATACCTCACGTGATGTCAATGCGGTTTGTATCTCAGCACGGATTCTCTCACCCCTATTTGACTTGTAATAGCCACTAAGTGAAGTAAGAGCATCTGCGAAACACGGCCCCGACATTAACACCTGGAGTACTAGCTTGTCCTGGTCTGTGGAACGATGGTGCCTTTTGAGTAAAGCTAAAGCCTGGCGCGATATCATCATGCTGTCAGCGGAAGAACTCCCACGCTGTAGCACAACCATAGATGCTGACAAGAGCGCCCTGGCGACCTGCTTTTCTCTGACTGTCAAAGGTCTCAACTCATCAGGGCGCCAAACCCTCTCTGGGTTCCATTGTCCGTCAAGAGCAAAGTTGATAGGGATCGTCCAGTCGTCAAATGTTGACTCAAAATTCCAAGCTGGGGGCATGGCACCACCAAGCTCAGCCTTTGACAAGACAATCTCACCATTGTTTGAGACTATGATATCAGCTTCAGCAGGCAGCATGTCTGGATCTAAAGGCTTAAAAAGCCGCCCCAACCCGTGAAACATCGTCTTCCCGAAAAAGAAGTTACGACTGATGCGCACAACTGCACCATTGGGCACTACAACACCTCCGTCAAGGCTGTATGCCTGCTGCAAAGCATAACAATTGTAGTAGTGGTGGGGAAATTCGTCGAAATCAATGGCGTCATCATCCTCGCCTTTCTTATCCTGCGACGTTGGTACTGGGGTCTTCTCACCCTCAACCGCCTCGTCCCCACCAACGGGCGGCATTTCCAGCTTCACTCCTCCATCTCCCACCTGGTCGTCATCAAGTAAGAAGTGATAGAACTCACACTCATCGGACTTGCTCTTCTGGCATATCTTATTCTTAAGAGAGTGTTTGCAGATACTGATGTCGTGGTGGATCTTAGCCAGCTCGTAAATCATGGCTCTGGCTCGACTGCCAGAAGCACAAAACCTCAAAAGTTCTGGACTTGGACCACACAACTTGTCAAAATCACACATTAGTTCTTTAGCCTCATCAGGCTTTGGAGTGCTGCGTTTCCCTTTGCGGGTTGTGTCAGAGCGTTTCTTGTCTCTGGTCTTCTTAGCTAAGAAGATAGTTGTTCGTGGACCGGAGTTGTCCGTTCTCTCCGGTGGACCGCTGCCCACGAGTTTTGCTGTATAAGCGGTCTTAAGCGTGATGGCGTTTTGTCGTCCTGTTGTTAGGGTTGTTAGTAGTAGGTAGGCTGTAGTTGTCATCATGGTGTATTTAAGTGGTGTAAGTTTGCCCTCCGGGCCGGCCTGTTTCTTGCTTCACGCGCACTACAAGCAGTGCATAGAGTTTTTGGCGTCCTCACACGGGTACCAACCGCTGCTCCCGACTTCCCGGAGCAGGCCCTACTTTATGCTGGGGCCGTGAATGGTGACTCTAGTACAAACGCTCAAGCTCTCCTCGGGCAAGTAATGTGGTTCCTCA